GCTATTAACGAAACTCAGACAGCGGCACTGGCAGAAGTAGGAATTGTGTTTGATTCAGGCTCTATGCAGCTTGCTCAACTCGGTCAGACCGACATACAGCAGAGCATGGATACCGGAGGTTTCACTGATGTATTTGGTGATGCAGGAGGTTTTGAACCTGAAATAGGGGTGATTCAGGAAATAGTATCTACAGGCCCAGCACAGAATTTCAATCAGATAGGTGCTCAAAGCGCCGAAGAGACACCTTCTGAAGAGGTTGAAGTCATGCAGGAGTTAAGTGCATCAGTAACAGAGATGCAGTTTGAGCAGGATTTTAATGATGCAATAGCAACTGGTCAGACCATTGGTCAATTCCTGTCTAACCAACTACCTGACTTTGGACAGTTTGATGTAGCTCCTCCTAGCGTAGAAGAGCAACAAACCGTTAGAAGAGCAGAAAATGCCATTGAGAGCATGAGTGATGCAGAGATACAAGAGGCGCAAGAAGCTCAACTGGAGGGGATACAGGACTCCGGCGGGTTTGATGACCAGAGCCTAACCATCTTGTTAATGGGCAGGGTTCAAGGAATGGAAGCCTACAATATCAATTTAGTTGACCAGCAACAATGGTATCAATCTAGGGAAATATACGGAGGCAACGTCCCTGTAGACGGCAATGTACGGGCTTTGCAAGGGCAAGGCGCACAGACATACCAGGACTTAGTAGGACAGCAATATGACCGATAAAACTGAAATAGAATTTGCTGGAGCGACCTTCTCAGGCAGCAAATTGCTGCTAATTGTTCCCCTTTTAGGTGCTGTCGGTGGGTCAATGTGGGGCGGGTTTGAGGTTTATCAACGACTTCTCGATGCTGAAACCGCCATTACTGAATACGTCAGCCCTGATTTTTCCGGTTATGATGAAGCCTTGGCAGTGTTGCAGTCTCGGCTTACCGACCAAGACCGAATACTCGATACCGTTGAAGAGTCGTTACGGGCAGAAACTGAAGGTATTGAGAATCAGCTTGAAAGGGTGCTAAGTAACATCAACGACCAGATAGACACTATCGAGGGAGATGTTCGCCAAACAGAGTCTATAGCCAGGATTGCCGAGGACGCAGTGGCAGAAACCACTAGAGAATTGCGTGACGATGTATATAGCCTAGAGGAAAGGGTAAATGATACTCTCCGAGAAGTGGATGTTGAGCTGCGTGAAATACGAGAAGAGCTAGAAAACAGAATACAACAAATGCTAGATAATCCGCTTAATGACAGTGAGTAAAATATGGATTACCAGGTCATGTTTAACATAGCGATTATCATAATTTCTTTTTTTGGCGGTTTCTTGGTAAATCGTGTTTTTGCACTTTTGGACAAATTAGACGAAGATGTGAAGTTAATACCTGAAAAATACATCGCTAAGGATGATTACCGCGAAGATATTAGAGAAATTAAAGACTTGCTGGGTGCAATCTTTAAGCGATTAGAGAATAAGGCTGACAAATGAAACTAGACCCTGTACTACTTAATATGGCTTGTTCTTGGGCCATGAAAGCCTACAAAGATAAGAACCCAAAGGCTGCCAAAATCGAGAGCAGACTCACCTCCACCACTGTTTACGTAGCTAAACGCAAAACCATAGATATTATCGCCTTCAGAGGCACACAGCAGGGTCGTGATTGGCTTACTGATGCAATGGTAGTGCCTGTGCCTTACGCTGGAAGGTTGTGTCACGGGGGTTTTGCTCTGGCACACAAATCAGTCTGGAAAAAAGTAGTCAAGATGATTGACTGGAAAAAAAGGACTTTGTTTTGTGGGCATAGCCTGGGAGGAGCGCTCGCAGAGCTAAGCGCAGCTAAAATCTGGAAGAAGCATCCCAATGTAAATCTTATTACTTTTGGCAAGCCAAATACCTTTTTCAAAGGCTTTAAACTTCCAATGAAGTTAGACAAACAAATCTCCTGTGTGCAAGGTTCAGACATGGTGGCCCGAATCCCTCGCCTTTGCTATGGGCCTAGTAAGTCCCAGACGATGCTCTACTTTGCCAACAGTGGAATGGACTATATTGACCCAGAAAAGTCATTAAGAACAACAGATAGAAAGAGTGGGGCTATCTCTGAAAGAATTACAGACCACATGATGGACGGCTATGAAGAGCGTTTAAATAAATTTCTGCGATTGCAAGAAGAAGCACCAAGAAAAGAAGAACTGAAAGAACTGGAGAGAATGGCTGATGAATTGGAAGCTACCATTAATTAGTTTGATTGCGGTATTTATGCTGAGCGGCTGTTCAGTATCTGAAGACATGATTTCAAATAAAAACCTGTACTGTAGCGAAGTCTACAAAGGCATACGGGCAGTTGGCAGAGTTGCTACTGAAGTAACTACAGGTATAGCGATACCGGATGCTTGCGACACTATTGACGAGATTGTTGCGGAGGAAAATGCTGACGCAACGGACAAAAGTGATTCGTAACCTTGAGGCGTTAATAAAGCTATGGCTTATTATCTATGAAACTTAAAGGGTTGTTGGGAGCATTAGCCCCTACGCTCGTCAAGACAGTAGCTAGTAGTAATCCTATAGCGGGGATGGCCGTAAAGTTAGCCGCTAAAAAACTGGGAATGCCTGAAACTTCCAGCATAGAACAGATAGAAGAAGCTGTAGAGAACGAACCGGAAAAAGCCGAGATTCTGCAAGACGCAGAATTAGAAATTAAAAAATTAACGGCTAATATCGAGGGGTTCAAACTTGAGACAGAGGATAGGCAGGACGCAAGAGATAAATTTGCGAAAGACCCTACGCCTAAAGTCATTGCAGTTTTGGCAATGGTGGGGTTCTTGGCCTATATTTTTACGGTCACGCTGCAAGCGCCTGAGAGCAACGATGATGCGATTGTCAACCTTGTCCTCGGTTACCTTGGCGGTCTGGTCAGCGGTATTGCCAGTTTCTATTTCGGAAGCAGTCACAATGGAAGTTAAAGGTATGGAAAAACTTATAGAGCAGTTAAAACGCCATGAAGGTGTTAAGACCAGGGCTTACAAAGACCCCTACGGCACTTGGCACATTGGCGCTGGAAGAAATATACACCCTGACGGGCAGCATCAAGGCATTGGGTTAAGCATGGAAGAAATAGACTTCATGCTTTCTAATGACATTGTTAGAACCATTCAAGAATTAAGCACAGAATATGAGTGGTTTAATGACCTGGAAGAAGGTGCTAGGCGTGACGGCATCATCAATATGCACTTCAATCTAGGTAGAGTTCGTTTCTCCAAGTTTGTTAAGGCGTTGGCTCATATGGAAAAAGGCAGTTATGACTTAGCTGCTACCGAGTTTTTGGACAGTTTGTGGGCGCGACAGGTCAAAATGAGAGCTATCGAGGTCACCTCAATGATTAAGACTAATCAATATGTCTAACCCTTATATATTTAAAGCGACTGTTTCTAAAATTGTTGATGGGGATACAATGTATGTTACTGACATTTCTCTCGGTTTTGGGAATTGGCACTGTGGTGACACTGGGCGTGGCATTTGTTTACGTCTTAATGGAATCGACACACCAGAATCTCGCACTAGAAACCTGGAAGAAAAACAATACGGACTTGCAGCAAAAGAATTTGTCAAAGCGTTTTGTCCGGTAGGTTCCGAAGTAACCTTACGCACTTATAAGAAAGGGAAGTACGGACGCTGGCTGGCCGATATAAAAGTGGGTAGCAAATGGTTGTGCAAAGAACTTCTAAAGCATCATCATGCAGTGGAATATACAGGTCAAAATAAGAAGCTGGTCGCTGCTGCTCATCTTGCCAACCGGAAGCTGGTTAAGCTGTAATCATACTTCACCCAGCCTTTCCTTTTGTTTTTTGATTTCTTTGTTAAGCTCAGCAATTAAATCAAGCATTTCACCTTTGTACCTTTTGGCTAGTTTACGCTTGTGGGCCAGCATCTTTTCTACTTTTTCCTGGCCGTATTTACCTACCATAAAAAGAGTGTAGTTTTGAGCAGCTACACCGTGAACCATCCCAAATGAATTACAGCCATGACATTGACTGTGAATGTTGGAGCCATACTCTTCACATTCGTTTAAACGTAAAGCATGGTAACTGCTTGCGCCTTTAGGAATGAAATGACCACCCGCCATATCCTTGTAGTGTTTGTTAGTTCCACAACTAACACATTGGCAGTAACCGTTATCGTCAGCGGCCCTCATCCTGGCTAAGAGCTGAGAAAGTACCAGGGCTTTGTTTTTCAATTTCTGCGTGGTCGGGGCCATATCTATTTGGAAAGTCTATAGAGATTCCTAAGTGGGTGGAAGTCCATCTATTGAGTGACCTGTGAACTTTATCATAATCAAGTGTAGAGGCTTCTGTTGTGCTTTCCTTGCCAGCCATTGCTTCAAGTATCGGCTTAAATAGCTTTTCTTTTACTGAATACATTGTCCACTCGTTACTAACTTTTTCAAATTCTCGATGCGCCTGGTCATAACCGGCATCATTCATAGCTTCTGCAAGTCTTGAGCAGTACAAATGCAAGGCTTTGTTTTGACTCAGAGTTCTGACCTTATCATCCATTATATTTTCGGCCCATGTCTTCCACGAATTTGTCATAGTGGAAGGCTTTGATAGTTGTGCCATCAATGAGCAATATATTCATTTGATTAGCATTAATCGGTTTGCCCTCGATGTCCGTTATTGGCGTTACAGTAAGAATAGTATCAAGGTTCACTACCATATCCCGCTTTATAGTGCCGTCCTGATTCATTTCAAAGACGTTGAAAGTATAAAAGTCAGCCATTATTCTTCTCCCAGCTCAATAAATTCGTTTAGCTCCATGTCGAAAATTTGACACAAAGCAACAGTGCGAGAGGTGTATATATCTTTCTGCTGTCTCAAATGGTTGAAAAGCTGTCTGGATATGCCTAACTCTCGCGCTACTGTAGCATTTGAAATACCATGTATTTTTTGGGCAGCCTGAATACTTTTACCCAGATGGGTATTGTCCATTATTAAATCCTCGTGCTAGTATAAAATTGCTCTAGGCCATGAGCATTTTTTTTCCCTTGATTAGAGAACCCCTTCTTTCGGGAAGGGGTTTTTTTTAGAATGGAATATCATCATCAAAAGACTTTTCAGGAGCTGGAGCCGGAGCCGGAGTTTTAGCCTGGGTATCAGACTTCCAGAAAACTTTACAGTTTCCTAGAATTGGGCCTTTTACGCCAGCGTCCTTCTCTTCCTTTGAAACATCCTGGGTAATCATCCCTGAGTTATCATATTGGTCGACCTCATCGAGGTCTACAAAGGTAGTAGCATCGAGGTACTTACCTTTTGCGCCCTCATAGAGTCGTTCTTTCTCGATTTTTGTAACGTCTATTTTTAAGCTGATTCCTACTTTACTCATTTTCCACTGCCTCCTCGGCGTGTTTTTCGCTAGTTATAGAATCTCTGGCTCTGGCTACATCATCACCTTTGATTACGCTTATCTCATGGGTTGTAAACAGACCGCCTTTGGTTGGAGCAAGCCATAAGTCGTGTTTTATCTGGTTTTCAGTGCCGTACCAATATTCTACAACTGTCGGCCAATCTTCATTTGCGATAGCTTCTTTGATGGCGTGTACGTCATCCCAGTTGTCCCTGACTGTTTTAACGTGGTCAAAAACATTAACTGGCAGATTCTCGTGAGGCCAGGTAAACATTTCTTTTTGACCATCCATGCCCCGAAGCCATTTAATCTTTCCATCATCATCGTAGTCAGCTTCCCATTGCCAATATTGTGGATAGATATTTTTTGCTTTGCCTGGAACTATTATGGTCGGGTAGTCGTATAGCTCCCGACCTATGCCCCAGTTAAAACAGGCTCTTTTGAAAGAGTCCGAAGCCGCGCCTTTCTCAGCTTCAAAATTACTCTCTGAACCTGCGTCCTCCTTCCAAATCCACTCGCCATCTATCTTAATGCCAACTCGACAGAACCAGTGGCCGTCGACGCATTTATGCTCACGTTGCCAATTACCTACACCTACCGCTTCATCCAATCTGCGCTGGTCAATCCTGGCATTTTTGTATGCCAAAACCAGACACTCAGTTTCATTGAGTTGCTTAGAAGCCATAAATTGCACATCTTCAATTTTGAGCGGAGCCGATAGTTTGGCTATCATTTCATCAGTTTCTTGTTGCCGCAGAGCCCTATATTCAATTTCAGCCTGTACGCTCATAATAGTTCCTCTTCTAGTTCTTCAATTTTGTTATCAAGGTCTCGCTTTCTGTCTTCAAATGGCTCGACCAATTCATAAATAGAGGACTCTAGGGAATTAACACGCTCCCTTACTTCATCAATTTTGTATTCCAGCTCTTTGAGGTCAATGCCTGTATCTTCAGCAAGTCGCTCAACTGTCAGGTAAATATCAGTAGGAACATCGTTGTATTTTATTTCTCTTGTTTTGTCTTGGACTTTGCTAATTGATAGCTCCATCCAATCCCTTTTTGCTATGAGGTCTTCTAGTATTGTGGCCATACTCTTTCCCTTATTTTGAATATAAAAATAATATTTTACGCCAGGCAAGTTATAATGTAAAATGTTTTTTTCGATTAGACTGGGGAATATATGTGCATTACTACAAACACAACATTAAGGATTTTAACGCTCACACAGCGCACCTGAGCCGCCTTGAGCGCGATATATACAGACAAATGATAGAAAGGTACTACCTTACGGAAGAACCGCTTACAGCCGACCTGACGGCCTTGTACCGCAAACTCTCAATAAGGACAGACGAAGAAAAAGAAGCGGCTGCTCAAATTTTGAGCGAATTCTTTGTTATGGTTGTTGATAAACGGAATCCTACTGTCTACCAACATTGTCGATGTGATGAAGAAATCCAGGTCTATCGGACACGTTCTGATAAGGCCAGGGATGCAGCGGCTAAGCGTTGGGAAAGCAAGGGCAATGCAAAGGCATTACCAACCACTAACCATAAACCACTAACCATAAACAAGAAGAAAGGGCCGCCGCCAACGCTCGAAGAGGTATGTACTGAATTTGACGGAAGAATTGAAAATTCTGGGCAAGAAGCCACTTCTTTTTTTAACCACTATGAATCAAATGGCTGGAAGGTTGGTAAGAATCCGATGAAATCTTGGAAGGCAGCAGCTACAAATTGGATAAACAGGCAGAAAAAATGGGAGAAAGAACGTGGAAATCATCAGCAAACCAAGCAACAGCGAAGAGATACCGCCCTCATTCAACTTCACAGCGAGTGATTTTGCCAAAGGCATCAGAATCCTCCAGGGCTATGGCGTGATTCATTGGGAAGCAGTGGAAGATGGCAAGCAGAGCATCGAGTTCAAGACCTGGTACAGGTCGATTGCCGGAAGTTTTGACCTGAAAACCTATCAACAAGCGGTTAAAAACCTAGAAAACTTCAAGGGATACATGACATTAGGTGAGATGAGAGAATGGTGTAGGGCTGCAAAACCACCTAAATATGCTCAATTAACGTACAAATCTACCCCGTTATCAGGCGAGGAGGTGAAAAAACGCATAAAAATACTAAAAAAAGAGCTAAATATGTAAAATAATACTTTACATCAAAGGGGGAAAAGAGCATAATGTCTGTGTTGGATAAATAAACACAGGGGAAAAAAAATGCAAGACTTCAGAGATACAGTTAATAAATTGGCCGAACTTAAAGCAGCAGTAGCTGAGCTTCAGAAAGAAGAAAAGAAGCTAATAGCAGAAATCAAAGCTCAAGGCCCAGGCAAATATGAAGGTGAAAGCCATGTCCTAACGGTCACAGTAGCAGAACGTAGCACCTTAGACATGAAAGCAGTAAGAGCTAAACTAAGCGCACAATTCATAAGGGCGCACACAAATATCAAAGAAGTTACAACAGCAACATTAAGGGAGGCTGCGTAAGCAGCCCCAAGGGGAAACAATGAATATTACTTGTAATAGTTACTTCTCAGGAGGCGGCGTTTTCGATGCCGGACTTATCCAGGGTGGCTTAACTTTGCAGAACAGCTACGAGATAGACGCTGCTGCTTGTAAGGTTCAGCAAGAAAATCTGGGTAATCATGTCAAACAATGCGACATCACGACAAAACTTGTTGCTGATGATTCGGCTCACGTTATGGCATTTACCTATCCATGCACCAAGTATTCAACAGCGGGAGACATTCACGGTGTTAGAACTGGTGATGAACTTTTCTTACACGCTTTCCGGCACATGGCAATAGCAAGGCCAGATATTTTTATCGTCGAGAATGTTATGGGGATGCGTAAATTCCCTGTCGTGATGGAAGCAATGACTTCATTACCCGACTACTTTGTAAAAGCGTTTTGCCCATTACAGGCAGCAGACGTTTTACCACAACAGCGGAAGCGCATTATTCTGATTGGCTCACGCAATCAATTCAACTGGCAACCACCGGCAGTTAGCAGCAGAAAATCTCTGGCTGACATTATCGAAACGAATCCCAGGGTGACATTGCCCAAAGCCATTAGACAAAGAATGAAAGGCAAATACAGAGATTTGCCAATCATTAGTGACCCGGTAAAAGGTGATATCGCGCCAACTTGTGTAGCTCATTATGCAAAAGACAAAAGCACACGACTGCTTGCAGACTCAAGGTTTCCAATGGGTGTAAGGCCGTACTCGGTTAGAGAGTATGCGCGACTCCAGGGAATACCGGAGAGTTTTAGCTTTGATTCCGTCAATGATACGGACGCCTATAAGATAATCGGTAATGGAGTGCCAACAGTTTGGGGGGAGTGGTTAGGTCGAGAAATACAAAGATACTACACAGCCAATCAACGAACACAACTCAAGGCAGCTTAAAAGGTAAAATAGGGGAAACAAAATGTATCCAGGTAAAAACGATATGCCATGCAGCAATACTATCGCTGAACGTGAATATGATGGCGGTGGTAGTTACACCCCAGAAGAAGAAGACAGGATAGAAGAAATTAAACATGAGAAGGCTATGGATAAACTGGTGTCTGATGAAGACCCTACTTTTTTCTGGGACGCTATAAGTGACTGTTTCTATGATGCAGATTCACCACTGAAAATGCTTATTATCAAAGGTGATGATGAGTCGCTTTTGAAGGCTGGGAAAATAATTAGACAGTCAGCGATTGAATACACCAAGGATGTGCTTAAGACTGAAGTATGGAATGAATCGCTAAATCCAGAAAATGCAGAGTTTTAAGGGGGATAAATGAAAGCAATACTCACAGCAGTAGTATTTTTAGTCATATATGGCTATGTCAGTGATTTAGATTATCAAGATGCGATGGCATCAGAATCCAGGTACATCGATGGATTCTGTAAGGGCTATCACCCTGATTACAAGAACCTTTCACCAAATTGCGAGGAGCAATAATGGATAACGAATTGTATGAACAATGGCTAAAGTTCCATAAGAACAACCCGCATATTTATGACTTGTTTGATAAGTTTACGTGCCAGGTCATTAAGGCTGGTAAGAAATGCGGAGCCAAAGCGATTTGGGAACAGATACGCTGGCAAACACTTTATGTTATTAAAGACCCGCTAAGAAACAAGAATCAGGATTTTGACCTCAACAACAACCACACGGCGTACTACGCCAGGCACTGGATGAAGCAGAACCCTAAGCATAGAGACTTCTTTGAACTACGCTGTGTGAAGGGCGAGCAGAAAGACCTCTTATAGATTTCCCCAGACTTGTGGCATAATGGTTGTACCTCACTGGAGGGCATTATGCTGCAAGTCACCTACATTAGAATAATTCCCATTTTTAAACCTATGTGATAACTCACAGAATAAGGCGTGTCTTATGAAGAATGGCAAGCAGGGCGAAGGTGGTGGCAGACCTAAGATAGTGTTGACTGAAGAGCAGTTAGCAGAAGTAGGAACGCTCGCGCCTTATCTAACAGCCGACCAGTTAGCTGACACCATAGGTATTAGCAGGTCTAAATTCTTTGAATTGTTGAAAGAGGATGAGGAAGTTTCTGGACTCTATAAAAAGGCCAAAGGAAAGGCAGTGGCAAATGTGGCTAATAACCTTGTGATGCAAGCGCAGGACGGTAACACCACCGCTGCAATATTTTACTTAAAGACTCAGGCTGGCTGGAAAGAGACCGACCGCCATGAGCTGGTTGGTGCTGATGACGAACCACTGGTCTGGAAGATAAGAATAATGGGAGAAGACGATGCCACTAGCGATAGCAAAAAGGGGTAAGAAGTTCAGGTTAGTTGAGCCAAGCGGAAGCATAGCAAAGAACAGCAAAGGCACTGCCATCGATGGTGGTGGGCATAGCTCCAGGGCAGGGGCAGAGAAACAGCGTAATGCTATCAATATGAGTAAACATACCTATGACTGAATGGGCTGTGGCTATAGCGGAAAGGAGAGATTCCAGGCACAGCAAGACGGGTAGATTTCAAAGATTCTTAGGGGATAACACCACTGAAATAGGCATACTGGGGGAGCAATGCTTTGCCGAGCAATTTAATGTGTGCGCTGATTTATCTTTTAAACCGAGAGGGGATGGCGGCAAAGACTTTAGCTTACCGTTACTTGTTAAAGGCGAAATTGAAGATATTGCTGTAGACGTTAAAACTTCTGCTATCGGTCGCTCACTATTAGTCGAGCAAGGATTCGTCAAAAAACGATGTATCTATGTTTTAGTGCATTGTGATAAAGAAACGAAAAAGTGCGGCATTGTTGGCTGGTCTTGGGGCGCGGCTTTATTGGCTAAAGAGCCTAGAAAATGGCCCAGAGAAATAATAAATCATGTCATTCCAAGAGAAGAGTTAAGAGACATAACCGAAATTAAAACGAGATTGATTAAACAATGCTAGAGATGAGTATACCCAGGAAGCTGCTGCCCCTGGTTAAAACTCCGAAACGCTTTAAGGTTGCTATCGGTGGAAGAGGCAGTGGCAAGTCAATGACCATTGCTGACTGCTGCTTGATGGCAGCCCAAACCCAAGGAATCAAAACCGCCTGTTTCCGAGAGTTTCAATCCTCTATAGACGATAGCGTAATGGCTATTTTACGAGATGAAATAGAAAGACTTGAGCTTACTGGCTTTGAAGTTCAGCATAATCAAATACTTTTCAACAATGAACCAGCTTTCAAGTTCCGAGGATTAGCCAGGAACACAGACGGTGTTAAGTCTATGCACGGCTTTGAAAGATTCTGGGTGGAAGAGGCACAGACTATTAGCTTTAACAGCCTCAAGGCTTTGACCCCTACATTAAGGCTGGAAGATTCAGAGATATGGTTCAGCGGGAATCCGAGGTCATCGGTTGACCCGTTTAGCCAGCGATTTATAAAGCCTTACGAGAAAGAGCTAAGGCGAGACGGTTACTATGAAGACGATTTGCATCTGATTGTCTGGATTAATCATGATGATAATAAGATGTTCCCCGAAGTCTTAGAGTCTGAAAGGCTGCATGACAAAGAGACTATGCCTACTGCCCTTTATCGACATATCTGGGAGGGCGAATATTACGATGAGGTTGAGGATACAATTATCCCAGTGGATTGGTTTGATGCGGCTGTAGACTCCCATGAGAAACTCGGCATTAAGCAAGAAGGCGCAATAATAGCCAGCCATGACCCCAGTGATGAAGGCGGTGACAGTAAGGGTTTTGCAGTCAGGCATGGAAATGTAATCTTAGATGTGAGTGAGAAAGTAACAGGTGACGCAGCAGAGGGAATGGATTGGGCGATTGATAAAGCCCTGGAATTCAGGTGTGATTATTTTGTGTGGGATGCAGATGGATTAGGAGTTAGCTTAAAACGTCAGGTTGACTCTGCTTTAACTGATAAGAAAGTTGAATACATTATGTTTAAAGGCTCTGAGTCTGTTGAAGAACCTGACCGGCCTTACACTGATGGAGGCAGAACAAGAAATAAAACTAACAGAGAGACCTTTTTCAATAAGCGAGCGCAATATTGGTGGAGGTTGCGAGACAGATTTGAAAATACTTATAGAGCAGTGAAGGGTGAATATATTGACCCTGATTACTTAATTAGTTTATCAAGTAAAATAGAAAACCTTGACCAATTACGCTCTGAAGTGTGTAGAATACCGCTGAAGAGAAATAACACGGGTAAAATCCAGATAATGTCTAAGATAGACATGGCGAAAAAACCCTACCAGCTACCATCTCCGAATATGGGTGATGCACTTATGATGGCAATGTATCGACCCAACTTAGCTAAAAAACAAACAGTAACATTGAATTTCACTGGATGGAATGACCAATGAAAGATGCTTACGAATACGAAGACCATAAAAAAGTCATGGGTAAACTACAAGATGCTCAAGAGGCTGACCATGACCTTAGAGAAAATGCCAGGGAAGCGCATTTATTTATCCAGAAGCGTGACGGACAGTGGGATACAGACTTACAGGATTCTCAAGATAAAAAACCCCGTTACACCTTTGATATGGTTTCTCCTATCGTTGACCAAGTATGCTCTGAGATAGAACAGGCAGACTTTGATATACAGGTTAATCCAGCAGGGGGAAACTCCACCACTCAAATAGCTAATACCTATGATGGCATCGTTAGGAACATCGAGGTTATATCAGGCTCTAAACATATCTACGCCCAGGCTGCCAGAGGCATGGTTATTTGCGGTTTAGACGGCTGGCGGGTCAATCAAAAATACGTCAATGAAAATGCTTTTGACCAGGATTTAGTTATTGAGAAGATTCATAACTATCTCGACCGAGTTTGGTTTGACCCTAGTTCTCAGAAACAGGACAGGTCTGACGCAAAGTGCTGTTTCATTTTGCACCCGATTTCTGTTGAAGAATATGAAGCCCGATGGCCTGAAGGCTCTAAAGAAAGCGTCTCACAAGACAGAGAAGACGATGCTTACTACGACAAAGCAGAAACAATCGTAGTAGGTGAACTGCTTTATATTGAGACTTTAAAACGTGAGATGGTTTTAATGTCTAATAATCAAGTGCATGAGATTGATGAAAATTACGAAACTATTAAAGATGAGCTGGCTGCTTTACCACCGCCTGACGGCCCAATAACTGAAGTAAGACGAAGAGTTAGAAATGACAAGATTGTGTGCAGTCGGTTTTTTGATGCTACAGATTGGCTTGAAGACAAGAAAGACACTGTATTCAGTATTTTGCCTGTCGTTCCGGTGTTTGGTAATTACCTAGTCTATGAAAACAAGACTATCTACAGAGGTGTGGTAGAAAAGCTAATAGACACACAGCGGGTGATGAATTACAGCTTATCCAGAGAAATTGAAGAAGGCGCATTAGCTCCGAGAGCAAAATACTGGATGACTACTACCCAGGCAGCGGGTAATGAAAAACAACTACAGACAATGAATACTAATACTGACCCTGTTCAGTTTTATAACTCTGACCCTGATTCGCCAGGGCCACCACAACAGCAGGGCGGCGCTCAGATTAATCCTGGTCTACGAACATTATCAGAGAGCATGGTTCAAATGTTTAATGCTGCATCTGGGATGTTTGCTGCAAATATGGGTGACAACCCTAATGCTCAGTCTGGTGTAGCCATCGAGACTCTTCAGAACAAAGGCGATAACTCAACGGTTAAATACTTCAAGGCTTTAGAGTATGCGATAGCTGCAACAGGCCGGATATTGGTTGATGCTATTCCTAAGATATACACCACCAGGCGTGTTGTTCGGCTGCTTAAAGAGGACAAGACTTACGATACGGCTGAGATAGGACAGAAAATAGTAGACCGTCAAACCGGCCAATCAGTTGTGCTTAATGATTTATCTCAAGGAATATATGACGTTCAGTGTGATGCAGGGCCAAGTTTCCAGAATAGACAGAAAGAGACGTTACAGGCTATTACTTCACTGGCAGAGGTTGACCCGACAATATTAACAATGTCAGCCGATATTCTTTTAGATAATGTAAGCACTCCAGCGGCTAAACAAATCAGTGACCGAAAGCGGGTTCAAATGGTAGCGCAGGGACTTATACCTATGTCCCAAATGACCGAAGAGGAGCTGATGGAACAACAGCAACAAGCTCAAGCTGGTCAGCAACAACCGGATGCAATGATGGTAGCTGCAATGGCAGAGCAAACAAAGGCTGAAGCGGAAATGCTTAAAGCGCAGACAGACGCACAATCGGCCCAGAATGATTTAATGAAGCTACAGATAGAAGTAGAAAAGACCCAGAACCAAGGGCTGAAAGATTTAATGAATAACCAGATAGCAGAGTTCAAAGCCCAGACAGAACGCTTTGGTGTCCAGATTAAAGCTCAGGAAGTTGGCGCTAAACTTACTGACCAGGAAGGCAAGCGATTGCATCAGGACTTGGAAAACGTACACAAGAATTTAGATAATCAATACAAAGAATTAGAAGTCTTTGAAAAAATGGGTGAGGTTGAATTAAGACAGCAATTCAACACTATGTCTGATGAAAATCTGGAGGGCTTAGTTCGTGCAACGGGTTAGAGAATTAGCAATCGAGGAATTAATAAAGCGGGGCTATTCTGCAAAAGATATAGACAGCCTAATTAATCCAGAGCCGGTAATACCAGATATAATACCTGAGATGATTAGTATTACAGAAGTTTCAGAACAATTACCCACCAGACCCAGAGGGTTATCAGCTATAAATAAAATAGTTGGCACAGGGCAATCTTCAATAAGGGAACTGGACTAACGAATTCTAAAAAATATGTGGTATATTCCACAGCAGGAACTAGACCTTACTCTAGGTAAATACTCTTTTAAGAGGCGCTATAAAGATGGAACCAGATGAAGAAGTCAATGAGGCTGAAATAACGCTTGATGATGAAAAGTCTGAACAACGTCAGGAAATTGACAGTCAAGAAACTGACAGTCAGGAAATTGACGGCGAAGATGCAGATAGTACGGAGTCATCACCCAAAGAAAAGGTAGTATTTAGCGAAGCGCAGCAAAAAGTATTTAACGCTGAAATTGGAAAGAAGACGTTTAAGCTCCGTGAAACAGAGCGTAAAAATGAAGAACTCCAGCGCAGTGTTAATGAGTTACAGCAAAAGGTTAATGCAGTTCCTGACATTGAAGTGCCGCCTATGCCTGATGCGTTCAGTATGACGGATGCAGATTATAGACAGGCAATGAAGCGGCGGGATGAAGCTATAGTAAACAAAGCTAACCTGGATGCTCAGCAATTAGCAAACGACACTTATTACAGGAATGTCCAAGCGCAACAGATTGCAGAGCAGCAAAGGATAACTCAAGAGGCAACTGCTAACTATGTACAGAAAGCAGCAAAAGCAGGTATTTCACAAACAGAACTGCAACAGGCAGGGTCAACTTTAATGACTTTCGGAGTAGGTGAAGAACTGGCTGGTTTTATTGTAGACCATGACCAAGGCCCACAAATTGCGAAATATTTAGAGGAAAACACAACAGAGTTGGAAAAGGTAGCGCAAATGCGCCCTTCAAATGCTTCAGTATACATAGCTACAAAAATTGCCGGTAAAGTGCAGCGGGACGCTAAATCAAATATTAATCAAGCACCAGACCCTTTAGATACGCCAACCCCTACGGGAAAGCGACAGAAAGCTGGAGGGCCGAAAGGTGCTACTTTTGAATAAAGGTGATTTAGCATGGCTAATAATCTATCCTCCAATATTACTCGGAAGGTGGCGCGGGTTTTTTTAGATGAGTTTGAAAGCTCAAGAGTTATTACTAAAACCATTAACACCCAACTTCTGAGTGGTAAGTTCAACCCCTCAAGCGGGTCGAATGTAGACTTCAAAAGACCTCATGACTATAACAGCATACGCACTGCTGGTGGTGATATTTCATCGTCCACCAAGTCAGACATCATTGCTGGTAAAGCAACTGGAACAGTTCAAAACTATTTCACTGTTGCTACTGAATGGACAAATATTCAAGAGGCTTTGGAACTCGACCAGCTACAAAAAATCCTTGCACCAATGGCACGGCGTATTGTCACTGACCTAGAGCTAGACCTTGGACGTTATATGTTTAAAAACTGTAACCTCCACTATGGTACTCCTGGCACAGTGGTAGATGCTTGGTCAGATGTAGCCGGTGCTGGGGCTTTAATGGATTCAGTCGGAATACCTACTAATGGAGAAAGGTATTATGTAATGAATCCGTTTACTACTACCAATCTGGCAAGCGCACAGAGCGGTTTAAGTGCTTCTGACGGTCTAGTTAGAACTGCATGGGAAAAGGCACAAATACCATCGACTTTCGGCGGTTTAAGTGCATTGACTTCCAATGCTTTGGCAAGCTATACCTCTGGCACTGCATCTGACAGGGCTGGCACTTTAAGCAGCGCACCGGATGTGACCTATGTAACGGCTAAAGACACAATGACACAAGTATTACCTGTCACTGCGTTTTCTGCTAACGCAACTGTGAAGGCTGGCGAAATAATTACTATCGCTGGTCGCAATCGGCTTAATCTTTCCACTAGAGAAACTATGCTAGATGCTACTGGTGCAGCGATTATCTATGCTGGAACAGTAACGGAAGATGTCACGCTGAATGGTTCAGGTGCGGGTAACCTAACAGTTGCCGGTGCTGCCATTTATGAAGCTAATGGTCAGTACAATACAACAGCTACCGCCGCCGCTAGTGGAGATGTAGTTACCCTTCTGGGTTCTGCTTCTACGCTTTACCAGCCAAATATGTTCTACCATGAACAGGCTTTTGGTGTAGGTACTGTGAAACTGCCTAAACTTTATAGCACTGATACTGTCGCTACTACTCATGATGGAATGTCCGTCCGAGTGAGTAAGTATTCCGATGGTGATGCCAATACCCAAAAAATCAGATTTGACTTGTTGCCAGCTTATGCAACTTTCAATCCGTTCTTTGCGGGTCAGGGCTTTGGTGTATAACGACTGTCTAGCGAATGGGGGCTACGGCTCCCTTTCCTAGCGATAGGGTATTTTATGAAAACATACATAAAGCCAGATGGCAGAGAAATAAAGGTGAACGAAGCATCCGAATCCATTGCGAAAGAAATGGGGTGGAAAAAGAAAAGAGGCGCAGCCAAAAAGAAAGCCAAGAAGAAAGGCTAACTAAATGGCTACTGTTGCCCAGGTAGCGAAGGCATCGCTCCAGAGAATTCTTGTCCAGGCTTCTGAATCACCATTAGAACCCGCTGAATATAGCGACTACATATTCTCTTTAAATAACTACATGACTGAGCTTGATGCTCAGGGTATCCAGTTGGGCTTTACTGAAGTCAGCGACTTAGGTGATGAGGTAACTATTCCAACGGGTGCGCTGCGTGGGGTGATAGCTAATATGGCTATCGAGGTTTCCCCTGACTATGGTGGTGTTATTTCTGATGGTCTGGTCAAGGCTGCCAGAGAAGGCATGAATACTATGCGTCAGATTGGTCAGTCTATGGGAACTTCTAAATATCCAGCAACATTACCCAGAGGCAGCGGTAATGATGGCGGATGGGATGGTTCTTTTGGCTATTTTTATCCTGATAGTGAAGCTGAAATATTAGCTGAAACTACTGGCGCTATAAGCCTTGAAACTAATACGACATAGGGATAAGAAATGGTTGATAATTCAGACGGTCGTAAAAAGAGTAATTTTGTAGCGAAAACCAGCGTGACGGCTGGGGCTTACATGGATTTTTTTGTAAACAATACCAATTACAAAATATCTTACTCTGACTTTATCGGTGGCTTAGGAGTTACGGGGAGCCTTGAATCGCTTGGTGCTTCCGGTGGGATAGCTATATTAAATATTTCTGGGACTGTTAATAGAATACGAAATATTGAAAACGGTTCCGGCATCATAGCGAGTATTTCTGCCTCTGATGGTTGTGAGGTCTCACATAACTTTTTATCAGATGGAACTGGTCACGCTGTATTTAAAAATATAACAGCAACACAGCCCACATTTGCCTCTCTTGTAGCTGGTACGGGCATTAATATTGCTACCACTGATAATTACATCACTATCTCAAAGGTAGCTGATACGATAGTTGACGGGCTGGTATCAATGCAGGGTAATACAACAGCTACCACTATCGCAGCAACTAATACACCTGTTTTGGTTGCCGGAACCTGGGTAAGTCAAAAGACCTCAACAGTTACAGCGACCACTGCTGGGAGACTCACTTATACCGGTGGCACAGCGATGGACATAAAAATTGATGCTTCTGTTTCTTTAGCGCCTTCTTCTGCAAGCGCTCAGAATCTTTCTCTTTCTATAGCTAAAAATGGCACATCTATTGCAGCAAGTGAAATATCAAGTGTCGTAACTACTGCGGTAGAACAATCATTATCAACTTCTTGGGTGTTGTCACTTACAACCAATGATTATGTAGAGTTATTTGTTCAAAACGATACGTCAACTGACAATATTATAGTTTCTAAAGCTACTTTTAGAACAAGCTAAAGGACTGAATTTTGCCAATAACGACATTACCATTAGCTAATGGGTTTTATGTTAGTGATTCCCTGCCTATATCGGCTCAGGAATGTACTAACTTCTATCCTAATATTGTTCAGGCTCCCGCTTTAAACCAAGAAACATTACTGGGAACTCCAGGTCTTGAACAGGTAGCTACAACAGCAGTTGAGCTGGACGCCAGGGTAAATCGGGGCGCTCATACCATGAATGGCGTTCCCTATTTTGTAAATGGCGGTTTTTTATTCAAATTAACTGAATCCAGCGGAACCTATACAGCGACCTCGCTGGGAGCCATAACCGGAACCTCAAGAGTCTCGATGGCTGATAATGGCACTCAGTTATTAATCTTAGTCCCTGGTGGTGACGGGTATATCTATAACCACACTACCAATACGTTAGTACAGATAACGGATAGCGACTTTACTGCAAATGGAAACCCGCAGCAGGTAGTTTTCATAGACGGGTATTTTTGTCTAACCACAGACACAAAGAAATTTATCGTCAGCTCTCTTAATGACGGGCTTAATTATAACGCTTTAGATTATGGTACGGCTGAGTCTGACCCTGACGAAATCGTGGCTCCAGTTGTCTATAAAAATCAACTATTTATAGCTGGAACGCACACTATAGAGGCGTTTCAAAATATTGGCGGGGCTGACTTTCCATTTCAGCGTACCGGATTGTTTTTAAGCAAAGGAATTGCTGCGCCTTTTAGTGTCAAGCTGATGGAAGATACGTTTGTTTTTGTAGGTTCTGGCGAAAATGAAGGGCCAGCAATTTGGGCGCTGGCGGGTAATCAGCTAACCAAAGTCTCTACAACGGCAATAGATAATGTATTAAGTGCTTTAACTGAAGAGCAGATGCAAAGTATTTATAGCTGGTCTTATGCTCAGAAAGGGGCATATTTTGTTGGTTTTTCATTACCGGCTTCTGCTTTAGTTTATGACACTATTTCTAAGAAATGGCATCAACGGAAGTCCAGAATAGGCGGTGTGGTGGGTGCATATCGGGTGCAGTCAATGGTTCAGGCTTATAACCATGTTTTCTGTGGTGATATAGCAGATGGGCGTATCGGTAGACTTGACCCTGATATTTACACTGAATATGGAAATATTATCCAAAGGCGAATGGTTACACAGCCATTTCAAAACAATATGCAGTCGTTCTTTGTGCCTTCTTTAGAATTAACTACTGAGTCTGGAGTGGGTCTCGCTAATTCACCAGAGCCACTAATTGGAATGGAGCGCAGTGAAAATGGGTTCACCTGGTCAGATATAAGCTACCGGACTTTGGGAAAGATTGGCGAATATAACAGACGGGCAATATGGCGAAGGAACGGCAGGGCATCGAGATTTGAAATGTTCAGGTTCACTTTAACTGACCCAGTAAAGCCGGTGTTGATACAGCTTACGGCTAATATTATTCCAGGGGCGATATGACTTATAAGTTAAACGTAGCACAGCCTATTATTGAAGATGATGGAACTATGGCATCACCTTTTAGGTTATTTACACAGGATGCCGCATTAGGTATCCCAATTACGGGTACTGGCTCACCGGAAGGGAATGTAGAGGCTAGGCAGTTTAGTCTTTATCTTGATACAACAGGAAGTGCAGGGGGCATACAGTACAGGAAAATGCAGCCAGATATAGGCGGTGACAAGACTAAGGGGTGGCTTGCGGTGTGATTGTTCAAACACAAGATGCTCAAGAAATAAAGAATTTTATTACGCCTGAACTGTTTGATGAAGCTGGCGCTGATGATGTGAATTATGAAGACTTTGAGCCTAATTTCAGGCTCGGCTATTTCATGCAAAAGATGGAAGATTTTGAAGGTTTATGGATATTAGAAAGACGGAGTGGAGTATTATTATGTGTCCACCCTGCAATCCCTAAACAGTTCCGAGGGAAGTTGGTTAATAAAGCTGCAAAAGAATTTTACTCTTACATAGTTGAAAACATGGACTTTGAGAAATTGATAGCAGAAACACCAGTTATTTACAGACATATAAAATTGTTTGCATTACAGCAGGGGTTTAAAGTTGAAGGGCTTTTAACCAAGTCATTTGAAAAAGATGGCGAATTACACGACCAGTGGATAATGGGTATCAGCAGACAAGAAATTGAGGCGATATTATGAGTGGATGGTTTAGTGATAGCAGCGCCCAAAGTGGCGCAAAACATCAAACTGCCCAAGGTTTAAGGGCGGGGCAATTTGAAACGAGAAGGGCAAGACGTGACGCTGCTGATGCTTTGCCTTCAGCTATTCACGCTGCAACTGAAGGTGTGCAGCAAGGTCTTAATGTTTTAGGTCAAACTATCCCTAAACAATTTGATGCTTTTAATCAAGGAAATGTAGGCGCACAACGGCAAATACTAGCAGGGATGCCCATGCACGATGCTGCTATAAGAGGTCAGGCTATAGACTATAGTAAATTACAGCCAGTGAATATTAGTTATGACACAAGCTGGGCGCAGCAGAATCTACCCGCTTCAATTACCAATCCAAATTATTTGTCTATCTTAGCCCAAGACCAGCCTATTAACCCTTTTATGGATGAGCATTATGTAAATACGATGCTTGATAGACGGGCAAGGTCAAAAGCTATTGAGGCCGGTGGTGGTGCTGATAATGCTATTGCTAAAAGAGGGCAGCAGTATAACGACCGACTCGATGAACGGTATGACGGGGAGTATTCCTAATGGCTAGACGTAGACGGGGTGGACAAATAGAGGGGCGGATTCGTGAAACAATCAGAGAGCCTGACCCTATTCAAATAGCACAACGTCTAGCGGCTGCTGGTCAACAAGTACCTCCTGAATTACAAAAGCAGGTATTTCAGAAAGCTGCGGCTGACGGTATGAGTTCTGAAGCGTTAGAACAAGCCTTTGGGATGCCGCCTGGAACAGCCTCACAAGCGGCTCAAGACTTAGGAATAGCGCAACAACTCCCTGCCACTTTAGGCGGCTCGATGGCTCCCCCAGGCGCTCCACCACCTCCACCTCAACAGTCTCCAGGTCAGGTAGCTAATGCAATAGCTTCCCAGAATCAAATGTCTCCTCAATTAGGCGGGGGGCTGGCTGCTCAACAAAGAGCTAAAGCTGCGTATGAAGCGCGACAAGCTGCCCAGAATCAACCCGCACCACCATCGACTAACTTAGATGACCGTCTAGGAGATACTCGGATTATTCAGCCTGACCCAACTAAGGGCGAGACTTTTCTTCCTTACAATACTTCACCTTATACAGCGCCAGATAGAAATTATGACATTACTGGTTATGGAACTATGGGCGAACCCGCCGCAGGTTGGGGCGGTGGAGCGCAAGGGCTTACGGAAGGTGATGCTGATTTTACAACAAGGAGAGATACTCCAGAGACTATAGTGGGAAATAACCAGCCACCTGCTGTCACAACACCACAAGAAATGCCTAAAGACTACACCCCTCAAGCCAGAGGGCTTTTGTCAATGGAAGAGATGGCTAAAGAGTTTGAAAAAACACCAGAGGGACAAGCGTTCAAAAAACAAATGGAAGGCTATGAGGCCCAAGGGAAAAAAAGACAACAAGCTAGACAAAATCAGGAGGTTTTACAGGCTGGTGGTGACAGTCCACAGCCTCAAATTGATGTTTCCCCTGAAGCACCTATTACACCTGTACCAATGGAGCCGTCAATTCTTATAGCTAAAGAAGATATGCCTGGATACAGAGGCGCTGGAGTCAATCCTATGGCTGGTCTTCCGGCTCGTAGGGAAGATGCAAATTATACTCAAGCAGAAATTGACGCTGTAATGGATGCAGTGAATAAAGGGATAGTTAGTCCTGAAGAACTCTCTCAGCATTATCAATTCCCATTAGAAGAAATAAACAAGAATATTAAAAATATAAATATGCAGCGGGATAAAGGCTTACCCGTTGCTGATGGTGACTATACTCAGGAAGAAGTTGACCAAGTTCTAAAAAGTTTAGACCAAGGCAATGTATCGCCAGAAGAAGCCGCAGCTATCTATGGTGTATCGCCTGAATATGTAAAAGGGCAAATGTCTCAGGCAGGGCTTCAAACTCAACTGTTTGACCCAAACAAGTCACCAGCCTCTGCTAATGCAACAGGTGACGAAATAGGATTAGCTGGGGCAGAAAAAGCATTAGCTGGCGGTTTAGACGCTTCTCAAACAGCAATTCAAGAAGGAACAAATGCAGCCGCCGGACAGGTTACAGGCGGGGAAACACAAGCTAGAACGGATATTACTTCTGGGGCAGAGGATGCCTCTACTGCATTGTCTAGCGGTGCTGGTGCTGGTTTAAATGCTCTTATGGGAGGTATTCAAACTGGACGGGGCGATGTTACTACAGGGACAAATCAAGGTTTAACTGCTTTGGGTGCTGGTTTAGCAACAGGCAGACAAGACGTAAGGACTGGAACAGATAGCGGCCTTCAGGCTCTTGGGCTTGGTTTAGGCTCGGCCCGTCAAGATATTATGGGCGGCACAGAGGCAGGACTAGGTGCTTTATACAGTGGACTATCTGGTGGGCGTTCTGATTTACAGGCTGCTGATGCCAGGGCAATGGCTCAATACGGTGCAGGACTTGGTGATATTCAAGCTGGGCGAGATGCCGCTAGTCAGCAAGTGCAGCAAGCCTTTGGCCGAGGTGAGCAGATGTTTAGCCCCTATGCCCAGGGTGGACAACAGGCCCATCAAAATCAACTGGCATTGAGTGGCGCATTAGGTCAGGAGGCTTTTGACCAGGCTTATCAAGCCTCGCCACAGATGAAGTTTTTACAAGAGCAAGGTGAAAGGGCTATAGCTCGGAACGCTGCTAAAACTGGCGGTCTAGGCGGTGGAAATGTTCAGAAAGAACTTTTGAAATACGGCCAAGGGGTCGCAAGCCAGGACTTACAAAACCAGATAGGCAATCTACAGGCTTTGAGTGGTCAAGGGCTGCAAGCGGCTTCTGGAGCTTCTGGATTAGCGGCTAGAGGCGGTGAGGCACAAGCTGGTATTCAGTCTGATGCAGCAGCTCGATTAGCAGCGCAGCGTAATGTTATGGGCGGCTCTCAAACTCAAATGGGTCAGGGACTAGCAAATTTAAATGTATTAAGAGGTCAGGGTGGCGCTGATATGTTAGGCGGTGCTGGTCAGCAACTTGCTAACTTAGGACTAACGGCGGGTACTCAAGGACTTCAGGCTTTGCAAAATCGAGGCTCCCAAATGGGCCAGATGGCAATGACCGGAGGAACTCAAGGACTTCAGGCTTTACAAGGCGCTGGCAGAGATTTAAGCCAGATGGCGATGACCGGCGGGACTCAAGGCTTACAGACCTTGAGTAACTTAGGGCAAAATTTAGCCAGTGTTCATGGGCAGCGTGGTTTGAATCTGGCAGACGTATCGAGCAGGGCTGCACAGGACAGGGCTAATTACAATTTCCAGGGTGGTATGAGGGGCGCTGATTATGCTTATAACACTGGTCAGCAGTTAGCTAACCAAAGAATCGGAGCCGGACGGGATATAGCTAATAATATTGCAGCCCAAAGTCAGAACCTTGCTAATTATGCCAATCTGCAAGGCCAGGGATTAGCTAATCTCTATGGCGGTCAAGGTCAAAATCTACAAGCTCTGTTAGCTGGTGCGGGGGCTAATACAGCCAACCAGATAGCTAATACTACTGCTGCAAGACAGAACGCAGCATTAAATGCCGCCTCTGGTGCTTATGGAATGATAGGCGGAGTACCACAAAAAGGCCCAGGGATGATTGAAGGCGTAGGCCGAGCATTAGGTGGTGCAGGGTCAGCAATGGCTGGTTTAGATGCTATCAGTGACAGAAGACTAAAAGAAAATATCACCCAGATAGGAAGAGAAAACGGTTTCAATATTTACTCATGGAATTGGAATAAGAAAGGCATCGAATTAGGTGCTGATAAGTACCCAACAATCGGCGTGATAGCGCAAGAAGTACAAGAAACAAGGCCAGATGCAGTAATTACAGAAAATGGGTATCTAAAAGTTGATTATGGAAAGCTGGATATCCAGGTATCGAGACTACATTAGGT